AAGAGGTTCTGTAGGTTTTGTCGGTTGGCTCGCAACGCAAGAATGCGTAAAGACTGTTTGCGCGGTCAAGTTGAGCGTGGTCATGCGAACTTTTCCGTTTCATTGCCCCATGCGGACCACCCTGGGCGCTCAGTCCGTGCGAACAATTCAACACGCGGCACATCGCCATACAAATCCACAAGCCACCCCGGCACTTCGTCCGGCTTGCGGCTATGCTCGCGCCTCGGCGCGTAGAACTCTTTGCGGATGCTGTGGCTCAACACCGGCAACCCCTTGCCGCGAGAGAACAGCCAACACTCCTCGCAGCCACCCCCTCGGGTGTGATAGCCGGTGCCGAATGCCAACTTGCCGTTCTTTCCGGTCTTCAGCCAGCGGAATAGAACTGTCTTAAATTTGAAGCCCCACGCCTCGGCCACAGTGAGCGCCGCAGGCAGCATGGGGTCATAGACCCACATCGCCAGCAGCGCGTTCTTGTCCGCCATGTCTGCAATGGGCAACTCCGCAATCTTGCATGGCATCATCGTCTGGTAATGGCGGTCGGGGCTTTTGTATAGGCCACTGTCGCGGCTGTAGACCTGAAAGCGCCATGGCGGATCGGCATATAGAATTGAATATTTCACAACGCACCGAACCTAATTCAAAACGCGCTTGTCGCTCATCGCTCGCATCGCTACATACATCTTCGACATTTCCTTAAAATATTCAGATGACTCATGCGGCGGCAAATCAACAAGGCGCAGCACGCTCAGAAGCATGGCCTCAACCCACTGGCCGGCGTTCTCAATGCCGACCTCGTCAACCATGGCCGTGACCATCTGATGAGAGCGCAGCATCATGTAGGCGTCGAGTTCATCTTCGGTCATTCCGGTGTCTCCCCGGCCATCTCGCCAGCCAGCGCGATATAACCGGCAGCGTCAACCCAGTTGTCGGAGTGGTCGGGGTTCTCACTGGCACGCGCCAGCTTGAGTGCGGCCATCATCAGGGCAACTTGCGTTGCGCTAATCTCAACACCCAGGATCGCGGACCACATCTCTGCAATCACTTCGTGCATTTTGTAAGCGTCACCGTGGGTCGCCGCCCGGTCGTTGTTAATCAAGGTCTTGGCCGTGTCCAAGATTTCATTGCGGGTCATCTTAACGCCTCCCTGCTCAATCTCCGCTTCCAGCGCCTTGATCCGCTCGTCACGCGCCGCCAGTTGCGCCCTGGCTGATGCCCCATCGACACACAATGCGGCCATATCTTTCAGCGACGCGGCGCACTCCGTCAACATCAGTGCCTCGTTAATCTCCTGTTCCAGCACCCGCACCCGCTCCGTGTCAGTCATCACCCCTCCTTGCTGGCTAGCGCCTCTGTCATAGCCTCTGAAATGATCGCTGGGCTAGTTTCGTCCAACCATATCACAACATCGCTCGCGGTCGGCCAATACTCCGTGCTTTGTAATTCGCCTGGCTCTCCGACGGGAATCTTATTCGGCCTTGGCCGAAATAGAATCCCGCGCCTGTCTCCGAAAACAATTGCCCCAATATCGACTGTGCCATCCCCAAGGCTTATTTCTCTAGCCCTGGTGGCCGGTGGGCCGCTGATAGTTTTTTCATTAGTCACAATTTCCCCCCTTTCTCGGCAATCAGCCCAAGCTGCCGCATCCGCCGGGAAGCGGCGGCTGGCTTCGAGTAGCCAAGAGCCTCTGCTATCTCCACAGTTGTCGCGCCGTCGCGACACATCTCGCGCATGAGCCGGTCGCGCTCTAACGTGTCATAGGGGTTTTTGTCAACGCCGACATCGCGCCGCTTGCGAACCTGCGCTGCGGACGGGGATTCCTTGGTCGCCGCCGCTTGACGCAGCCGAGATGCGCTGGAATAGACGATCACAGCGACACCCAGACAATAGATATCACCCCAACCAAAGCGATGACGATGACCGCGAGCGCCCAAGGCCAAAGCCTCCGCATGGCCCGTTCCGCTCGATAATTTTCTGAGCGGCGGCGCAGTTGATCTTCGGAAAAGTTAGTCGACTCGTGCCACCAGTTTTTCATGCCGCAACCTGCCTGGATTTGAGTTCCGCCCCGGCCCGATACTGGACGTCAATCAGGTGCCGCATCGACACCGCAACCCGAAAATCGTAATGCGTGATCCGACCCGTCTGGACCTGCACGAGGCGACGATATGCCTCGCGGGCCAGGGCAACCAGATCGTCGTCTGGAAGTGCAGCAAGGTCAGCATCTGTATAGTCGCGGTCTGCGTCCATCGTTGTCTCCATTGTTATGCGGTCTATGCCGCCTAGGGCTACCAATTCCTTGTATTCCTCCATTCCTACGTTGTAAAGAGATAATTGAGCTTGACGCGCCCCGCGTTGTCTGTATTTATCAAAATCCAACAGCAAGGGAGACAATGATTGTGACCATCATCTATAACCAGTCAGCGGCGGACTACTTCAAAATCGAGGCTTTGTCGGCCAGCGGGGCCAAGTTGCTTAACCGCTCTGCGGCGCACTACCTTTACGAAAAGGCGAACCCGTCGAAGCCTTCGGCGGCGCAAATGTTCGGCACCCTCGTTCATTCTCTAGTGCTAGAGCCAGAAACCGTCAACGCGCTCTACGCCGCGTCCCCGAAATTCGACAAACGGACAAACGCTGGCAAGGCGGGGTTTGCAGAGTTTGAGGCCGCTAACGCTGGGAAGACGATTATTGATCTCGACGACTACCAACGCGCTCAACGTTGCGCGACGGCGGTGCTGGATCATCCGACTGCCGGCGCTCTTCTCGCGCTTGCGCAACACCGGGAAGTCACCGTGCTGTTCGAGCGATACGGAGTCCAGTGCAAGGCCCGCCTTGATGCTATTTTTGACTCAACCGTGCTGGACCTGAAAACGACTCGGGACGCATCGCCACAGGGGTTCGCCCGCTCCTGTGCGGCCTATCAGTATCACGCGCAGGCCACACATTATATCTACGCCGCCGAGGAGTCTGGACTGATCCGCGAAGATACCGAGGATCGCTTTTTCTTTATTGCAGTTGAATCGCTCGAACCGCACAACGTCGCGGTCTATGAGTTGACTGCCGCCGACCACTTCGCGGGGCATCAGCTCATGGTTAAGGCTGCGAAAGTCTACCAATCGCTGGCGAACCCGCATCAGTGGCGCGGCTACCCCGAAGCCGTCACCACAATCGCGCTGCCCTGGAACGGAGGATTCGATGCCGAGTGACCACAAATCCATTATGGTCGAGATCGAGCGCCGCAGGGTCAAGCAGGGCCTATCGGTCCGCGACATGTGCCAGGGTCTGCAGTCGAGCAACATATATTGGTATGCCGCGAAGCGAGGGCGCGACAGCCGGTTCTCGACCGTGCTGGCGTTCGCCAACCGAGTCGGGCTCACGCTCAAGCTGGTGAAGAAATGACGCAGTATGGAGCCATCCTGTGCGACCCGCCATGGTCGTTCAAAACATACTCTGCGAAGGGGCGTGGGCGGTCTCCAGACAATCATTATCCATGCATGGATCTGGACGATATGAAGCGGCTGTCTGTGCCTCACGGGGAAAGCTGCGCCCTCTTTATGTGGGTTGTGGATGCCCACCTGATCGAGGCAATCGACCTCATCAGCGCATGGGGGTTCAAGTTCAAAACCGTCGCGTTCATCTGGGATAAGGGCAAGATGGGTCTGGGCTATTGGTCGCGAAAGGAAGCAGAGATATGCCTGCTTGCGACATGCGGGAAACCTAGGCGTCTACATTGTGACGTTCGCCAGATTATCCGCGCGCCGAGGCGGGAACATTCACGCAAACCCGACGAGATATATGACCGCATCGAGCGCCTGGTCGGTGGCCCTTATCTGGAAGTTTTTTCTCGAACCGACCGCCACGGCTGGGACGCGATCGGGAATCAAACAGGGATGTTCAAATGATCCTCGGAATCGATCCAGGCGGCGGCGGCGCATTATGTTTTGCGGACTTCGAGAAGGGCTTGCTCGACATCGTGGACATGCCGATTGTCGCGTTGCTGAGAAACGGCAAAATCAAACGAGAAATCAGCGCCGCCATGCTCGCCGCAGTGATACGCGCCAGACGCCCTGATGTGGCTTGGCTTGAGCGCGTAAACGCCATGCCAGGGCAAGGGGTTTCAAGCGTTTGGGCTTTCGCTCGGGGGGTCGGGGCGTTGGAAGGCGTGTTAGCCGCGCTCAACGTCCCGACCTACTATGTCGCGCCTCGAGTCTGGCAAGCAAAAGTGGCTCAACGACCTGGCAAAGATGGTGGCCGCGAACGCGCCAGCCAGCTATTCCCGGCCTATGCCTCGATGTTTTTGCGCGTCAAGGACGATGGGCGGTCGGATGCCGCGCTCATAGCTTATTACGGTTTCACGAACCCCAGCGCGGTGGGATGACCGCGCACCGCCCGCTGACGGTCTCAGCGATCTAAACTGAAAAGCGAGAAGCAAATGTTAAAGTTCCCGAACTCTAATAACAACTCAGGCCCTTGGGCGCGTCTTGATGCCCGCACCGGGATTCTCTTTATCTCAAGTTCTGACGGCGACAAAACGGCGGTAACCCTCACTGGGAAGGTCATCGCACTTGATATTCAGAACGCTACCCGGGGCTGGCTCGCAGTGGACGCTGCCGGCGCGGACTGGCACCCAATTAACGGGGCGTGGGGTAATCCGCCCTCCGAGAACCACAAACCGGGCGTGGATCTGCGCATCTACTCTGCCACCGCGTTTGGCGATTCGCCCATCCGAGCGATGCGCGGAAACTCTCGCGGATTCACTGGGTTCATCAGCGAGGTCGAAGAGCGGGTGTTGGCCGCTTTGGACGGGAACCAGGCACCGGCTGGCACTTGGCCAACGATCAAGATCAACGCGGTTACTGTCGTGAAGGCCGGTCAGGGTAGCACCATTTCAGTCGGATTCACTCTGGCCCCTCTTGACAAGTGGGCCAGCCCAGAAGTGGCCAGCGCACCGGCTAAAGCGGCACCGGTTGCAAAAACTGCGGTAATGGCCGACGAAGAGTTCTAAAAAGATAGCCCCCGCGTGGTCGGGAGACGCTGCGCGGGGGCTAAGTATCACGGCGACAATGGAGAACGCCGCATGTCCGATATTATCACCCTTGAATCACCCTTGCTATTGTCCTTTTCCGCAAGTGGGAAAACAGCAACCGATCTAACGCCGAAAAACTATACGATTGGCCAGCTCTTTGACCGGCTCGCTAAACCAACGGTTGGCCCAAAGGACGGCTCGTATTATCTGCGCGGCGGGGATCTGATCGAGCCTAAACGCTCGGATGCAAATCTGCGCACCGCCGAACTCATTATTCTCGACGGCGACTCGCGCATTGACCGCGAAACCGGCGAGATCATCCCTGGCGCACCGCCTATGGATTTCGTCTGCGACGTATTATCGAGCCTCGGCATCACGTACTGCTGCCACACTACGCATAGCTATGACCCCGACGCGCCGCTGTGGAAATACCGCATTGCCATCCCCGCAAAGCTCCCGAACCAGGCCGCGCTGGTTGCCTGCCTGGATGATCTGTTTGAAGTCCTGCACAAGCGCGGCGTGATGCTTAACAACGTCAAAGAGAACTCCAAATGGGCGCAGCTTTGGTTCCTCCCCAGAGTGCCGCACCCTGCCGCACTTGCCTCGTTCAAGGTGCGGAGTAACATGGGGTCCTGGGCCTACGACGTGCCGCGCGCGGTCGCTCGAGCGGCAATGCTCGCCGATCGGGAGGCCGAGATCGCCCAGGCCATAGCCAAGCCGGTGCCGCAACCTACAAAACAATTCGAGAATTATTCTGTAGGCCAAGCCGTCTCGGTCATCGAGACCTTCAACAAGGCCCACGGCCTGGCCTGGGTGCGCTCGACCCTCGAGGCCCAGGGATACCGATTCGCCTACCACCGTGGAGACCAGCTCTACCGCTACGTCGCGCCCAGCTCCGAAAGCGGAGACCCCGGCGTCGTGGTGTTCAAGGGGGCGCTGGGCGACTGGTGCTGCTACAGCCACCATGGTGCGCACGATCCGCTCCACGGTCGGCTGACGGACCCCTTCGACCTGCTCGCCATCTTCGAACACGGCGGCGACCGCAAGGCCGCAGCCCGGTCCCTGGCCCAGCCCGACCCCCTGCCGGCCATCCTCAATGCTGCCCGACAATTTAATTCAGGAAATATTTTGTCTATTGTGCCGAAACCGGTTTCGGGTTCAGCGAAACCGGTTTCGGATGAGTCCATCGCCGGGGCCGACGAGAGCCTGGTCCGCGCAACCCTGCTGGAACCGTTCGACCCGGCAACCCTGCC